CGCCGCGCCCGATAGAGAGGACCACCACGACTATGGGCGCGTTCCCAATCTTCAAGGGTCTCGCGATGCGGGCCACCCGTATCGACGCCTGCGGTAAGCCCATCGAGGGCGACGGCAACCGGCTCGTCACCAAGGGCTTCATCTCCGTGCAACTCACCCCGGTGATGCGTGCCCGGCAGGAACCGGAGCAGATCGCCGCCGACGGCCTCGTGTGCTTCTCCGGGACCACCCCGGCCACCCGGAAATGGCATACCGTCGAAGTTCAGTTCTGCGGCGTCGACCCCGAACTGATCAGCATGCTCACCGGCTACGAGAAGGTGCTGGGCTACGACGACGCCGTGATCGGCATGGGCGACCTGCCCGACGTCGACGACGAATACGGGGTCGCGATCGAGGTATGGACCGGCGGCGACTCCGACGACGACTGCCCCGAACCGCTCGACGACACCGTGTTCGGTGCCACCGACGGCGGCAAGACCAACGGCTACCTGCTGTTCGGTGCCAGGGAGTGGATGCCCACCGGCAACATGCTGATCAACGACGGCATCGCCACGTTCGGCCTGTCGGGGATCACCTACCGCATCCCGCAGTGGGGTCGCGGACCCTACAACGTGCTCCAAGACAAGACCGGTAAGGCGTCCCGGCTGAAGGTCGGCCCCGGCAACAAGCGGCATTACACGCTGCTGCGGACGAAGGTCGCCCCGCCGAAGCCCACCGACGGGGCGGTCAAGCTGTCGGTGCAGTCAATTTTCCTCCCGGCTAGCCCGTACTACGGTGCCACCGCGGCGGAAATCGCGCCGGACCAGACCGACAAGGCCGCCGCCGCACCGGCTAGCCCACCGCCTGCCGCGCCGAAGCCGCCGGTGAAGACCGACGACAAGGCCGCATAAGCCGAGCAGCTGCACAGGGTGGCCCCGGGACCGATTCGGCCCGGGGCCGCCTTGCATCTAGGGCGAATACCGTGACCGCTTGTGAGCATCGTCGAGTGGCCCGTCGACTGGGCCTGCCTGCCGGACCCGTGCGCCGACGACGCGACGGTCACCGCGGGGGAGGTCAACAGTGCGGCGGCGCTGGCGACAGACGTGTTGTGGGCGTTGTCGGGGCGCCGGTACGGGTTGTGGTTGACGACGCACCGGCCGTGCGCTCCGCCGCCGTTGTGTGGGCGGTCCCGCTGCGGTGACCTGCTGTACCGGGACTATCCGACGTTCGGGCGGTCGATGGGTGGGTGTGGCTGCTGCGTGGGCTGCAACCCGGCCGCCGCCCGAACCGCGGACCTGCCCGGCCCGGTCGCCGAGGTCGTGTCTGTCAGCATCGCCGACCGGCTGCTCGATGAGTGCGAGTACCGGTTGGAGGGGAACCTGCTGTACCGGATCGGGGCGGATTGGCCGGGGCAGGACTTCAACCGGCCGCTGCCGGAGCCGTGTACGTGGTCGGTGACGTATCGGCGGGGCATTGAGCCGCCGGCGGGGGTGGACCGGTTGACGGCGGTGCTGGCGAAGGAGTTCCTGCTGGCGTGCGGCGATAAGGGGAAGTGCCGCCTGCCGCGGACGGTGGTGTCGACCACGCAGCGCGGCGTGACCCACAGCTTCGATCCGGCGAAGCTGCTGGCGTCGGGACGCACCGGCATCCCGGAAATCGACCTATTCCTAGCCGCCGTCAACCCGCACGGCCTGACCGCCGCCCCGGTGGTCCTATGACGTCGTGTGTGGATCCGGCGGTCCTGGCGGTCGACGAGTTCATGAAGGCGTTGGCGGAGGTGTACGACCCGAAAGGTGTGTGCCCGCCGCCCGGGGGCGGATCCAACGTCGTGCGGTTCTTCGCCGGTGGCACCGAGGTTTTACCGGCGTGGGCGCCGCTGCTGGGGTGTGAGGACCCGCTGCTGTGGGTGCGGGTGGCGAACCGGTTCCGGTCGCGGGCCTCGGATTTCCCGGCGGCGTTCGTCGCGGACCAGAACTGTGCCCGCGCCGACGTGTTCTCGGTGTTGGCGGTGGAGGTGGGGGTGTCGCGGTGCACGTCGATGGAAGCCGACATCGACTTCGACGTGCTCCATGATGAGGCGCTGATCGCGTTGGACGATTCGTGGCGCATTGAGCGGGCGTTGCGGTTGGCGGCGAAACGGATCCGCGACGACAACCGGCGGTGTGTGGCGACGGACACGGTGCTGCCGGTCGGCCCGGCCGGTGGTGTGACGGCGTGGACGGGAATGGCGCATGTCCAGCTCTGCTGATTTGCCGGAGGGTGTGGTGACGATCGAGGGGTCGCTGTCGCCGTGTGATGAGTTGCCACGCGGGGTGCGGCGCACGGTGATGGCGACCGAACGGGTCCGCCGGCTGGCCGAGGCGGGGCATGTGATCGTGGTGGAGGGCAAGCTGTGACGTCGGTGCGGGTGTCGCTGAACATCAACGAGTCGGCGCTGAATGATCAGGTTCGGGAGGTCGGCCGGGCGCGGATGGTGTCGTTGCAGCGCAGGATCGCGAACCAGGCGCGGGCTGATGCGCCGGTGGCGACCGGCAATCTGGGCAGGTCGGTGGGTGAGGGTGTGGTGCGGTTCGTGGGGGCGCGGACGGTGGAGGGCAGTGTGTTCGCCGCCGCCCCGTACGCGGCGGCTGTGCATGAGGGCAGGGGGCCGCGGGTGATCGTGCCGCGGAACGCTGCCGCCCTGCGGTTCACGGTGGGGGGCCGGGTGGTGTTCGCGCAGTCAGTGAGTCAGGGTCCGGTGCGGGGCCGCCCGTTCCTGCGCAACGCCGCCCTGCGGATCGCCTCCCAGGAACGCTGACGTCAGTACGTCAGTACGGCAGTACGTCAGTACGTCAGTACGTCAGTACGTCAGTACGTCAGTACGTCAGTCCATAACGAGCGCTCGGCCCGGTGTTGCACCGTGGTTGGGCATGGTGGCGGTATGACAGTAGCCTCGGATACTCCTGCCCTGCCCGCACCACCCGTCGCCGCGCCGGCGGCCGCTCCTGCCGTCGACGTGGCCTTTGCCGCGGCTGCCGCACCGGTTGCTGTTCCCGCTGCGCCTGATTCCGCATCGGACAAACCGGGCGATCTCGCACGGGAATGCTGCGTCACCAAAATCAAAGAGCCACACCTGCCCGATTGCCCCTGGCCCCGCGAAGATCACCCCGCCGAACCCGCCGACCCCGTCGACCACAGCGCACCGGTAGCGCCGCCTGCCGCGCCGGTGTGGCCGCACCAAACCATCGACTTCTACGGCGACACCCTGGAAGTCCGCACCCCGTCGCTCGCCGCCTACAACTCGGCGTTCATGTTCCTCGCCGCCGCGGCCCCCGACCAGATCAAGATTTCGCTATCCAACCGGTTCCTCATCAACCACCTATCCACCGACTCCTACGCCCAAGTGGTTGCCCGGATGATGGACCCGGAGCGGGAGTACGCCGAGCAGCCGGTCGGTGAGCTGATCCGCAGGCTGCTCACCATGACCGAGCAGGCCAACACCCCCGCTAGCTAGCGTGACACGGTGACCACGCCTGTCGGAGCGATCAAGGTCGATCTCACGATCGACGGGTCGAAAGTCGATGCCAGCGCAGTCACCCGGGCTGTCAAACCGGCCGTCCAAGAGATCCAGAAACTCGACAACGCCCTCGCCGGCGTCGGCAAGGACGGTTACGCCGGGTTCGGGTGGCTGTCCGGTCAGTTGGGTGGCATCGCCGACCACTCTGGGCGTGCCCGCACCGGGATTGGCCGTCTATCGGAGTCGCTGGGTGGGCTGTCTGAGGCGGGTCGGGCGAACGCGCTCGGCGGGTTGTCGTCGGCGTTGGAAGGTATGGGTTCCCAGCTTCCGGGCGTGGCCGGGTCGGCGGCGTCGCTGGGTAGCCGTCTGGTCGCGTTGGGTGGCGCGGCGGCGGCAGTTGCCGTCCCGTTGGCCGCCGTCACGGTCGCCTTGGTGGGGATGGCGGCGCCGGCGGTCATCGCCGGGGACAAGCTCTACGACCTTGGATCCCGTTTCGATGATCTGCGGGATAAGGCGACGCAGACCGCCGGGTTGACCGGGAAAGCCCTTGATGATTTTCAGGCATCGGTCGCGAAGATCGGCACCACTTCTGCGGCGGCTCCGCTGGAACAGATCAGCGACGTCGCCCTCGACGTCACCCGCAACCTGCACCTCACCGGCCAGCCGCTCGAGGAGTTGACCTCCCGCCTGGTGAACCTGCAGAAGTTCGGCATGAACGTGGACGTCAACACTCTCGGCGAATCATTCAGGGCGTTCGGTGTGTCGGCGGCCGATCAGGTGCCGGTGCTGAACTCGCTGTACGAGTCGGCCACGAAGTCCGGTTTGGGTATCAACGAGATGCTGGCGGCGGTGGCCCGAGGCGGGGCACCGCTACGGACCCTCGGCCTGTCGTTCACCGAATCCGCCGCCCTGATCTCGCAGTTCGAGAAGGCCGGTTTGGACGCCTCGGCGATGCTGCCCGGGCTGAACAAATCGGTGATCGGGTTGGCGAAGGACGGCAAGACCGGGGCCGCTGCGCTGCAGGACGTCGTGCAGCAGATCAAGACCCTGTCGGACTCGGGGGATCAGTCCGGGGCGCAGAACCTGGCGACCAGCCTGTTCGGGTCGCGGGGCGGTTTGGCGTTCTTCGACGCCATCCAGCGCGGCACCCTCGACCTGGCGTCGCTGTCGGGGGCATTGCAGAACACCGGCGTCGACATCAACCAAGTCGCCGCCGGCACCGCGGACTGGTCCGAGCGTTGGCAGATGCTCAAAAATCAGTTTTCGGATGCGCTGGCCCCGGCGGGGTCAGCAGTTTTCGACGCCGTGAACGCCCAGCTTGGACAGCTCGCGGACTGGGTTTCCGCCCACCAAGGCGACGTCCTCGGCTTTTTCTCGGCCTTCGCGAACGCCGCGGCGACGGGCCTTGAGGCGGTCGTTCATGCGATTGGGGAAGTGGTCTCCGGCCTCGGCTACCTGATCGCCCCGATCGGTGACGTGCTCGGCGCGATGGACAAGTTTCAGGCGATGCGCTCCGACCTGCTGGGGCGCACCGACGAGGCCAACGCGCTGCGCGCCGAAGCCGAGGACTTCTTCTCCTGGGGCGACGGGCTCGGGGCGTTCGCCGAGCAGGCCCGGAACTTCAACCTTGACGGGGTGCGGGCGGCGGTCGGTGACGTCGCCGAGAAAGCGAGGAACGCGCAAGCCAACACCGACCTGCTGGCGAACTCGATCACCACGCTGCCCAGCGGTCAAGTGGTCCTCACCGACGATGCGACCCCGGCGGCGATTGAGCGGGTCAAAGCGCTGGGCTATGAGGTGCAGCACCTCCCCGACGGACACATCGCGATCCGGGTGTCCTACAACGACCCGTCTGGTAACCCGATCGACCCGTCGCAGCTCGCCGCACCCGCGTGGACTCCCGCCATACCGGGAGAGACACGACCCAGGAGCGGCCGCGCGAAGGGCGGTGTGTTGCCGGGCTACTCCCCCGGTGTGGACAACATGCTGGTGCCGATGTCCGGTGGTGAAGGGGTCCTCATCCCCGAAGTGGTGAAGGCACTCGGCCCGGGGTTCGTGTTTGAGCTGAACTCCATGTACCGGCCGGGTCTGTCGTCCAAGGGCTACGCCGGCGGGG